GCAGACCGAGCAGCCGGGCGCTCCGTTGTCGATTTCCTCGACGCAGAAGACCGAGGCTGAGCGCGCGCTGGTCGCCGCCGAGGCCGCGCTGCAGCCCGCACCGCAGGCGCTGGCCGAGCGGTTCGTCACGGCGCTTGGCACGTTGACGGCGACGAGGCCGGGCGAGGCCGACGGGCTGGCGAAGGTGCGGGCATACGCGGCGATGCTGGAGTTTCCGGCCAGCGCGTTCACGCGGTCGAGCCTTGACGCGGCGGCGCGCAAGTTCCGGTGGTTTCCGAGCTACGCCGAGCTGGTCGAGCACCTTGAGGCCGAGGTCGCGCAGGCGAAGGCGCTGCGGCACCAATTGCGCCGGGCGGTGGCCCTGCCGGTCGAGGGGTCGAAGCCCGCGGGCAAGTACTCGGCCATGACCGACGCCCAGAGGGCGGAATTCGACGCCGCGATGGCGAAGTTCAGGTCGCGGTTCGCGTCGGATGCCTCTAGGAACGCCGAGGATGGCTCAGGAACGCCGGAAGGGGGTCTGGAGTTAGCGAGACCCACCCCTTCCGCTTCCGCTCTTCCTGAGCCATCCTAGGAAGAAATTGGCGGATATGATCGGCAGTCATGATTGCAGGGCGTTATGCGGTTGACGCATGGCGCGGGACGGGGCATGATTTGGGCATGCCCAGCAAGTCGCCCGCACAGGCGCGCATGATGGCCGCCGCTGCTCATGATCCCGAGTTCGCCAAGCGCGTCGGGGTGCCGCAGTCCGTGGCGCGGGAGTTCAACCAGGCGGACAAAGGGCGCAAGCTGGCCGAGGCGATGAAGGCCTATCACCGCCGCCGGGCGAGCGGCGCGGACGATACCTGATCTCGATTTGCGATAATCTGCCATGGCTAAGGGCAAGAAGACTGGCGGCGGATCAAGGGCTGGGCGACCGAACCGCTCGACCGCGAATGCCCGCGAAGCCATTGCCGCGTTCGTTGAGCAGCAGACGCCGCGCCTTGGGCACCTGCTCGAGCGCATCGAGGCCGAGGAAGGCCCGCTGGCGGCGTTTCGGTGCATCCAAGACCTGGTCGAGTACCACGTGCCGAAGCTTGCGCGCACCGAGGTCACGGGCGCCGATGGCGGGCCTCAGGTTGTGCGCTATGAATGGAGCGAGCCCGAGTGAGCGCGCCGCGCGTTCAGACGGTCAAGTTGCCCTACGCGCCTCGGCGGGCGTTTCTGCCGTTCCACAAGCGCACCCAGCGCTGGGCATGCCTCGTCGCGCATCGTCGCGCCGGCAAGACGGTCGCGGCAGTCAACGACCTGATCCGCGCCGCGATCACCGCGCAGCGCCCGCACGCGCACTATGCCTACGTCGCGCCGTATCGATCGCAGGCCAAGTCCGTCGCGTGGGACTACCTCAAGCGCTTCGCCGCGCCCGCCACTGCTGGCGTCAATGAGGCCGAGCTGCTGCTCACGACGCACAACGGATCGAAGATCCAGTTGTTCGGCGCGGACAACGCCGACGCCATGCGCGGCCTTGGTTTCGACGGCGTTTACCTCGACGAGTACGGCGATTTCCGCCCGAGCGTCTGGGGCAACGTCATCCGCCCGACGCTTTCGGACAAGCAGGGCTGGGCGGTCATTGGCGGCACGCCCAAGGGCCGTAACCAGTTCTACGAGGCCTTCGACGCCGCGCAACGATCGCCGGATTGGTTCTGCCTGAAGCTGCCGGCCAGCGCCTCGGGCATCCTGCCGCCGACCGAATTGCACGCGCTCCGCGCGCAGCTGACGCAGGACCAGTACGACCAGGAATACGAGTGCAGCTTCGAGGCCGCGATCCTCGGGGCGTTCTACGGCGTCGAGATGCGCGAAGCGCTTGACGCGGGCCGCATCCGCGAGGTGCCGCACGACGCCGATCTGCCGGTCTACACCGCATGGGACATTGGATGGCGCGACGATACGGCGATATGGTTTTGGCAGGTCGCGGGCGGCGAGGTCCATGTCATCGACCATTACGCTGTGAGCGGCGCGACGATCGCCGAGCTCGCCGAGGTCGTCGCGGGCAAGGGCTACCGCTACGCCCGCCATCACCTGCCGCATGACGCCCGCGCCAAGACGCTGGCCTCGGGCGGGCGCAGCGTGGTCGAGCAGCTCGCGGCGCTGCTCGGCGGCATCGGCATGTTCACGATCGTGCCGGATCTAGGCGTGCAGGACGGCATCCAAGCCGCTCGCCTCGTCCTGCCCCGCTGCTGGTTAGATGCCGAGCGCTGCCGCGAGGGCATCGAGGCGCTGCGCCAGTATCAGCGCGAGTACGACGAGGATAAGCGCGCCTTCAGGGCGACGCCTAGGCACGATTGGACCTCGCATTCGGCTGACGCTTTCCGCATGCTTGCCATCGCCTGGCGCGAGGAGCCGCGCAAGCCTCAGCCCGCCGCTGATCGGCCACTATTGATTGGGGGCGACAACGCGGCTACCCTCAACGACATGTGGGCCGCAGCCGCGGCTCGAAACCGGAGCGCGCGGATATGAGCGATAGCACCGAATACCACGGCGCAATGGGCGAGTTTGCAGGCCACATGCTGTGCACCGCCGTCGCCGCGCATTTCATGCACTGGTCCACCTCGAGCTACGCCGCGCACAAGGCGCTGGGCGAGTACTACGAGGCGATCCCCGGCCTCGTGGACACGGTCGTCGAAAGTTATCAGGGCATCTACGGGCTGGTCGGCAAGTTCGTCGCGCGCATGGACAGCCCGCGCGGCAAGGGCGTCGAGGCGATGGTGGCGTATTTCCGCGACCAGCAGGAATACGTCGAGAAGCAGCGCAAGAAGCTGCCCGACCGCAGCGAGCTCCAGAACGACATCGACGCCATTGCGTCGCTGATCGATTCGACCCTCTACAAGCTCCGATTCCTTTCGTGAGGAGGCCCAGATGGCCGGCGTGAACAATCCCTATCGCTATGCCTACGAGGCCGTCGCGGCTTCGCAGACCGGGCAGGTGCTCGGCGCGACCGGTGCGACGGGTGACTACCTGCACCGCATCGTCGTGGCCGTCGCGACCGCCGCGACATCGACGGTCTCGGTGATCGACGGCTTGACCACGATCCTCGACATCCCGGCCAACACGCCCATCGGCGTCTACAGCATAGAGATCAACGGCGTCAGCGCCACGGGCTCGTGGAAGATCACGACCGGCGCGGGCGTCAGCGTCCTGGCGGTCGGCATCTTCTCGGCGTGATGCCATGAACAAGCCCGGCCTCTACGCCAACATCCTTGCCAAGCAGGAGCGGATCAAGGCCGGCTCCGGCGAGAAGATGAAGCGCCCCGGCGAGAAGGGCAGGCCGAGCGAGGCCGACTTCAAGCAGGCCGCGAAGACCGCGAAGCCGGAGAACAAGCGATGAGCAGCCCGGCTTGGCAACGCAAGGAAGGCCAGAACCCCAAGGGCGGGCTCAACGAGAAGGGCCGCGCGTCCTACAAGGCCGAGACCGGCGGCACGCTCAAGGCTCCCGTCAAGAGCGGCGACAACCCGCGCCGCGCCAGCTTCCTTGCGCGCATGGGCAACATGCCCGGCCCGATGGAGAAGAACGGCAAGCCCACGCGCCTCGCGCTCGCCCTGCGCGCATGGGGCGCGTCGAGCAAGGAAGACGCGAAGTCCAAGGCCCGCGCCATCAGCGCGCGCAATAAGGAGTGATGCCTATGACCCGCGACGAGCAGGACGCATTCGATCGCCGCATGGCGGGCATCATGGACCCGATGCTGCGCCCCGAAGGCACCGCCGGAGGCCCGGTGCGGTCCTACTCGCTCGACGACATCCGCCGCTTCCTCGGCGTCGGCAGCCGCCCGGCCATGTCGCCCGCCGAGGTCGCGGACGCCGCGCAGATGTACGAGCGACTGCCCAACCCCGCGCTGCCCCCGACGCCCCCCGGCGGCTACGACGCCCCGTCGCCGTCGATCCCGTACATGCCCTCGACCGACCCGCGCGGCGCTGCGGCCCCGATCCCGCCGCCGCCGCGTCCCGCTGCGCCCGCAAGGCCGCGCCTGCCTGTCATGGCGGGAATGCCGAGCGAGGCAGACATGCAGTTTCAGCCCGCACGCCCCGACTCGTTTGGTGGCGTGTCGCCTGCGGACATGGCGGCGATGGGACAGGCTGCGCCGGCGCTAGCGCCGCAAATCCAGCCAGGAGAGGCTTCTGCGGTCCCGCTGCGTCTGAACCCTCAGCAGCTCGCGCGAGCCGTCCAGCGTTATGGCCGCATGGAGATGGACCCGAATTCCTTCGCCAATCGTTTCAGACGGACCCAGACCGGCGGATGATCACCATCGCCACCGTCCTGCGCTCTGGCGGCGAGTACGAGCCCCGGCACGTCGTCGCGCTCCGCGACATGTGCCGGCGGTTCGTGCCGATGCATCGATTCATTTGCCTGACGGACAAGCCCAACGCGCTGCCGCTAGAGACGATCGAGCTTCTCCACGACTGGCCGGGCTGGTGGTCGAAGATGGAGATCTTCCGGCTGCGCGGGCCGGTCCTTTACCTCGACCTCGACACCGTGATCGTGCGGGACATCACGCCGGTCATCGAACTCGCCGGCGACGACGAATTCGTCATCCTGCGGGACTTCTACCGAGGCCGGATGAACAAGGCCGCGATGCAGTCGAGCATGATGCTGTGGTCGGGCGACATGAGCCGCCTCTACCGCGCCTTTCGCGAGGACCCGCGCTTCTACCTCGGCGGCGACCAGGAGTGGCTTGAGCAGCACCTCGACATCGCGCCCGCCTACTGGCAGGACATCTGCCCGCGCTCGATCAGCAGCTTCAAGGCCAACCCGCGCTCGGCCTCGGAGCGCATCATCATCTTCCACGGCCACCCGCGCCCGTGGGAACAGGACGAGGTCAAATATGCAGCGGCGTGAAGGCTGGCATGTCCCCGACGCCGATCAGGTCGCGCTGGAGATCATCCTCGCGGAGGTGAACGACCTCTGGACCGACATCCTGCCGCTAACCTCAGGCCGGCGCACAGTCGTGCAGGCGGGCGCCAACATCGGGATCTGGCCGGTGGCGCTGGCCGCGCATTTCGAGCGCGTCGTGACGGTCGAACCGGACAAGGAGAACCACGCGGCGCTGATGCTGAACCTCGACGAGCGGCTGACCGGCGCCGACCGGGCGAAGGTCTCGGCCTATCGCGGCGCGTTCGGCGCGTCGGCTGGCACGGGCGCGATGGACAGGTTCGACCGCCACAACATCGGCGCGCACCGCGTGAAGAACGGCGCCGAGTTCTCGATCATGCGGATCGACAGCTTCGACATCGACGACTGCGACCTCTTGTGCCTCGATGTCGAGGGCTACGAGCATTTAGCGGTGCAGGGCGCGAAAGAGACCATATTCCGCTCCTGGCCGACCATCGTGCTGGAACTGAAGGGGCTGGGCGAGCGGTACGGCGCCACGGACGTTGACACCATCACAATGCTGGCCGATTGGGGCTACATGATCGCGGGCCATGTGCATCGCGACGTCATCTTCCGAAGGAGGCCGTGATGGCTGACGCTCAGCCGACTGGGGTGCAGAAGTACCTGCAGGCGATCTCGACCTACGACAAGGAGTTCGAGCGCTGGCAGAAGCGAGTCACCAAGATCATCAAGCGCTACCGCGACGACATGCGCACGCAGTCTGGCAACGAGACCGTCAAGTTCAACATCCTGTGGTCTAACGTCCAGACGTTGATCCCGGCGGTCTACGCCAAGCTGCCGAAGGCGTCGGCTGCGCGCCGCTTTGGCGACAACGACCAGGTCGGTCGCGTTGCTGCGCAGCTCATTGAGCGGGCGCTGGACTAC